TGATGAAATCAAGTTATCGATAACTTAAATTATAAAAGGAGAATTAAATTATGGGAAATCGAAGACTAGGAGCGCAAAGATTAAACGCTTTGCTAAAAAGAGGATCGGATGAAACAGACTTGACTTATCAAGCAGGTGCAGGTATAAAAGATGCAGTTGTGTCACATAAAGTCATTAAGAGAGGCGGGATTATTGAAACCCAAATTTTAATCGACTTGCAAGGCAAGAGCGGCTCTATCATTCACAGTGCTGATACTGACAGAGATATGATCGGGGCAACGACCGATGCAACCGACGAGGCAGCCGCTCTGGCAGCTGCTGTTGAGGATGCCAGTGTTATGACTTGGGAAAATGATGTACATGGAATTATTTTCGAATCAGAAGTTGCTGTTATTGAAGCGCCAGCGGGGGGCTCCAATGACATTGATGTTGTGTTCGCAACTAAAAATACTTCTTTTAAGCTTGGAACCGCTGTTGGCAGCTTGTCCATTACAGCATCACTTTATCTGCCCGGTGCAGCTTTAACAGTTGGAGATAGAGTTTTTCTTCCTGTTATGGATGAAGATCTTGACAACGCCGATCCAGAGCAGACCGAGATCCGCTGGCCAAATGGAACATTCGCTGATCTTGACGGAAAGGCCTTGTATCTTTTAAGTAATGATGCCAATCCCGGTGCTCAATACACTGCTGGTAAGATCTTGATCACTCTTCGTGGTCTTGACACCTCGTGGGGTTTCTAAGATGCCGATGAGAAGACGCCGTAGGCGAATAAACGACCCGGCTACCAAGAAGGCGGCCACTAAGAAAGCCAAGGAAACCAAGTCTGAAGCCAAGAAGGGCATTCTTGATATTCTTAAGAAAGACGAAAAATCCGAGGCCACAGAAGAAAAAGAATAGAATTCTATTCTACTTACAACAACAACCCCCATTTGATTTATTTCAGGTGGGGGTTTTGTTTTATCCAAAACTATTTAGATTGTATAGGAGCGCATATGAATGTCAAAGCCGACACTAACACCCGAGAGTACAACTAGTGCAGTTATCCTCCCAATGTCCGGAAACACGGCAAATGTGGCCGCAGCATGCCCTCAGGGTATGTATACTGGCTCTGTAGGCTTTATCTCCGGAGCAGCGACTCAGGTTGCTCACACATATAAGAAGCTTGGTGGAGACGTTTTAGATATTGAACTCACAGAGGGAAATATTTATGCAAATTACGAAGAGGCAGTATTAGAGTATTCTTATATTGTAAACCTTCACCAATCCAAAAACATTTTATCTGATGTTCTCGGAAACACAACCGGATCTTTTGACCACAAAGGCGAGTTAAAATCTGGAGACCCGCTTTCTTCTAGTTTGGAGGCACAATCAAAACGAGAGAAATCAGCAGGCGTATCTTTGAAATATCCGAGATTTGATTTCACATATGCAAAGAGAGTCGCAAAGCAGCTTTCCGGAGAGGCAAACTTAAATGGCTATGATAGGATCTATTCGGCGTCTTTTAATACAACAGCCAGCACATCTGATTATGATTTGCAGTCAATTGTTTATTCAGCTTCGATAAGTTCAGATAATAGTGCCTTCCCTTATTATAATAAAGTTGGAAGAAATAGAATTCGAATTAGAAGAGTGTTTTTTAAAACACCTCATGCAATGTGGAGGTTTTATGGATATTATGGTGGCTTAAACACAGTTGGTAATTTGCAAAGCTATGGACAGTTTGCAGATGATTCTCAATTTCAAATTATTCCTGTTTGGCAAAACAAGCAGCAGGCAATGATGTTTGATGATGCGATTTATACTAGAAACTCTCACTATTCGTATGAGATCAAAGACAACAGGCTTCGTCTTCATCCATCTCCGAATAACCTTTCTCCATCAAAGATGTGGTTTGAATTTAGTGTCGACAATGATAATGATGCTTGGGATCAGGAAGAGACTCGAGGAAGGCACAATGTCGACGGCATAAACAATATGAACACCATCCCTTTTGCCAATATCCCCTATGAGAACATCAACTCAATTGGAAAGCAATGGATCCGTCGTTTTGCACTCGCACTTTCAAAAGAAACTCTGGGTCATGTTAGAGGGAAGTTCGCCACAATTCCAATTCCTGGCGAATCTGTGACATTAAACGCATCTGAATTGTTATCTCAAGCAAAAGATGAACAAAACATATTGAGAGATGAACTTAAAACAATTCTTGATGAGCTTACATATGATAAGTTGGCAGCAAAAGATGCCGATGTCGTTGACGCAGCCAATAGAATTCAGGAAAAAGTGCCATTAAAGATATTTGTAGGATAATAAGAGATGGCTGATAACAAAAACAAATGGTCGCAACCTTCAACTCCGCCACCTCCCTTGTTTACAGGCAAAAAAGAGCGAGATTTGGTCAAGCAGGTCAATGATGAGCTAATCGAAAGGGTTATCGGCCAGCAAATTGTCTATTATCCGATAAGTTTGGATCACACAAACTTCCATCCTCTTTATGGAGAGGCCATAGAGAAGACATTCCTGCCTCCAATTAGGGTGCATGCTCTGGTTGAGTATGAAGGCAACAAAACAGCGTTCATGAATAACGTCGGAATCGACAAAGAAGCCTCGATTACTGTACATTTCCACAAAAGACGTTTAACCGAAGACCAAGATTTGTTTGTAAGAGTCGGTGACTTCGTTCTATACGGAGATATATACTACGAGATAGTTAGTTTGGATGAGCCTAGACAGATTTTTGGTCAAGTTGATCATAAAATTGAAATCACGGCTTCATGTATAAGAGCACGCGAGGGACTTTTCGATGCCAACTAAGGATGATAAATACCCAAAGGACTCTTCAGATCCAAATATCGTTAGTGAGACGATAATCCAGCCCTCTACAATCGAAAATATTGATTTTGCTATGTTTGAGTATATTGATGAGCAGCTTAATCTTTTTACAGACACAAATAAAGGTTTTAAGAAAACTCCAGTCACTTGGATATCATCTGAGCGCGCACATCAAGTAAAAAACAAGCGAGAACTCAGAGATTCGAATGGATCTTTAATTTTGCCAATTATCACAGTCGAAAGAACAGACATAACAAAAGACCCAGCACGAAAAGGAATATTCCAAGCGAACATCCCGCCGATCAATGATTATAGAGGCGGATCAATAACAATAAATAAGAGAATTAACCAAGACAAAACAGCAAACTTTGCAAATGCGGATACTTTGCGAAGAATGAATATTAATGATGCATCCGGAGGCTCAAGGCATGATAGGCGAGGACAGATCAACTTTCCAAATCCAGAACAAAACAAGATTGTCTTTCAAACAATGTCTATACCGTTGCCTGTTTACATCGATGTTGAATATAAGATAACGCTGAGAACAGAATATCAACAACAGATGAACCAGCTGGTTACGCCATTTATTACAAAAACGGGCGCAATAAACAGTTTCTTACTTAAGAAAAATGAACATCGCTATGAAGCGTTTATCCAAGAGAGCTTTTCTCAGGATAACAATGTCTCCTCTTTGGACGAAGCAGAGAGAATGTACCAGACTTCAGTTACTATAAAAGTTTTGGGATACTTGATAGGCGAAGATAAAAATCAAGAAAAACCAAAAGTTGTAATTAGAGAGAACGCAGTGCAGATCAGAATGCCGAGAGAGCGAGTAATTACAGCCGATCAAGTTCCTACTATTGATAAGCGGGGATTTTATAAGGAATAAAGTAAGGATTTTGGAACTATAGAAGACTATTTATTAATGCAATTGTAAATTTACACACAGAGGAGATGTTGCAACATGGCAGACAGCAGTAAATTCAGATTTGTTTCACCAGGAATCTTTTTAAATGAAATCGATCAATCTCAAATCGCAAGAACACCCAGCCCAGTAGGTCCAGTATTAATCGGACGCTTTGAAAGAGGACCAGCGATGGTTCCCGTCAAAGTAGACTCTTTTTCGGATCTTGTACAAGTTTTTGGTAACCCAATCCCTGGCGGAGACAATAAAGACGTCTGGAGAGACGGAAACTACACCGCCCCAACATACG